TCACCACGCTTAAAGTTTTCGCCAATAGTTAAAAGTGCATCGCAATGGTCTTCAACAAATAACCAGTCACGAATATTAGAACCATTACCGTAAACAGGAATAGGTGTGTTGTTTTTGATATGTTGAATGATTGTTGGAATAAACTTTTCTTTGTGCTGACGAGGACCATAGTTATTCGAACAGTTAGTTACAACTGCTTCTAGGTTATGCGTGTTTACATACGAGCGAACTAGGTGGTCGCTGGCTGCTTTAGTTGCAGAGTATGGGTTGCGTGGGTCGTATGGCGTTGTTTCGCTGAACGAAGGATCATCTGGACCAAGACTTCCATAAACTTCATCAGTAGAAACATGGACTAACTTGCCACCATATTTCTTGATGCACTTTAGAATGTTATGGGTGCCGTTAATATTGGTGCTAAGAAAGTCATCGTCACCACGGATAGAATTATCAACATGAGACTCAGCCGCAAAATGAAAGGTTATCTCAGGAGTGAAAGTTGCATACATCTCCTCGAGTTTGTCCATGTCGCAGATGTCGACATTTTTGATAGTCAGTCTCCAATCGGAGATAACATCCTTGAGGTTATTGATGTCTGCTGAATAAGAAAAATTATCCAGTACAATAATCTCGTCTGAAGAATATCGCTTCAGATGAGATATAACAAAGTTAGAACCAATAAACCCCAAACCACCAGTCACAAATGTAGTCATAAAACCTCAAGGTTGAAATCCCATTTTATCAAGTTTCAATTTTCCAGTACTGCTGCTTCTTCTTTCGACGCCTTGCTTTGATCGCAAGTATGCTTTTTTAGTAGAATTGCGTGGATCAGAAATCATAGCAGTCATCACACCACTTCTATCTATACCAAATTTCATAAACAAAATACTCTTGCTTGTAACATCTACAAACAATTCGTGATATGATGCATCACTCTTAGAATATTTAGTAAGTTCTTTCTCAAAGAGAAAGTTAATCATAGAGGCTAGTGCTGCACCATGTTTTTTGAAATTTGCTGCAGAATCTGGATTAGCCATGATAATTTCCATAAACGATTTAGGAACATCACTTTTTGGAATCTTTGCTTCATTACCCGTCGACATAACTTTGATCACTTCATCATAATCTTGCATTTTTATCGAAGGAAATGTTGATGGATAGAATTTTTTAATTGCAGTGATTGGTCCAGAAACAACATTACTTTCGTATAAGACTCTCATAACTTTGTATGGTACTGTCTTTTCCCATTTCTTTTTAAGAACAGCGTTTGCGTTCTCATCTAAAATCTGAATAACATTGCCTGGCTTTAAGGTGTTAGTTGCACCTTCTAGTGCTTTGTTAGAAATCAAAACAGGTTGGTTATTTTTGTATACCACAAAGTCATATAATGCTTCTGTATCTGAAGTTGAGTATTCGCATAAATTTGTCATACGAATACCAGAGATCAATCCATTTTTAACAGCAAGAACTGGACCAGCAACTTCGGCAAAGTAGTTTGTTATTTCGTTTAGATGCTGCTGATTCACACCAGTTGGAATGTTAATCTTATCTCCTGACTTTGACATCAGAATATCTTTGCATACAGAAGCAACTTTTTTATTTGAGAGGCTGTTTAGTTTTTTTAGAACTAATTGTTCATGTGCAGAAATGCTTCGCTTTCTTCCAGTGACTCCCATCTCAGATGGTTTTAACATTTTCTTTATAAACCTTCTTTAAAAACTTTTTCCACACTTTAGGGTCTTGATCCCGAAAGTGTTTGCGATACATAAAGATGGCTTCAGAATTTCTCCAGCCAATCGTATGCGCCTTTCGTAATTTATTTAGCGCAACATTATCGAACTTTGTTTCGAATGCATAAGCATCTATTTCATCTGTCGAACCCAGATACATCATCTTGTAATCGCGTTCTACATCTTCCACTTTATATGGTGTAGGTGTAATTTTATACTTTCTTTTGATGTTTTGTTGTCGATGCCGCAGTTCATGAAAAAGCACTTTGGTGACATTGACTGACAAATTCTTCGCGCCCTTTGGTGTCATGGTCACTGACAGTTTATCAGATGGAAGGCTAAGATAGATGTAAATGCAGTCGGGAATACCCATAAAACGAGACTGGTATAAACCAGAAACAAGTATTGGATAATCTGCATAATATTTTTCATTGTATCGACTGGAAGCAAATACAACTTTATCCTTCTCAAAAAGTTTGTTGAGTTTACGAATCAGAGGTGCAATTCTTTTCTCGCCGACCCAATTATCAATTAAGTCAGCAATCTGCTTTTGGCGTTTATGCACATCCTTCATAATTCTCATACTTTTAGATTCTTAAACTTATCTGTGCTTCGACCACGATCAAAGGCTGGCTTTGAATTGTTTTCCTGCATCACTGAATCTTGTGCTTTCTGTTCAAGATCGTATAACTTCATCTTGGCTCTATCAACTCCAATCATAAATCGTTTATGGAGGTTTGGATCGTTATAACGATTTTTAAGTTGCTTGACAAGCAATTGATTTACTTGTTGAAGTTCATCTGTGCTGACGAGTGCAAACATGAAGTCAGCAGTAGCAGGCAGACCAAAAGACTCGGAAGTGTCTTCCAAGCCAGGGTCTGAATTCGAAAAGCCCGACCTTGTCGTCTGAGTTGCGGAGACAATCGGCACATTGTTTTCGACGGCGAGTCCACGAAGTTCTTCTGCGATTGCTTTGATGTATGTGTAGGAATTGACATTTGCGCCAGCCTTAATTCTAGACGATGCGCAAATATTTAGGTAGTCAATGAAGATAATATCTGGACGGAAGTTCTTTTTTAACGCAAGATCGTTAATCAATGCGCGGAAGTGAGCAGGATTCGCAGACGCAGTTGGATATTCTTTAATAATTAACTTGCCTTTGACAGAACCCCTGAGTTTACCCATTCGCTTCTCATACATGTCTTTCGGCATGTTCATGAGATCGTCAAGAGAAACATTGAGGAGATTAGCGTCGATTCTTTCAGCAATCTTCTCCTCAGCCATTTCTAGAGTAATGTATAGAACATTGTAGTTCTGCGTCAGGCAACCAGCAGCCACATGACACATAAACAGAGACTTGCCGACACCAGTACCTGCAAGAGCAATGTTAAGGGTCTTTTGTGGTAATCCACCTTTAGTGATTTTGTTGAAATATTCAAGATCGAAGGGGATTCTTTTTTCGACGCGATGATAAAAATCGTAGCGATCAGCGTAACTATCCAAAAAATCATGACCAATGTGAGGATCGAAACTAACCCCCAGAGCATCAGACAAAAGAGTAGGAATGCTTCCTTTGCCCCTTGCTTGATCTTTGCCATCCAGGATCTGAATGGAATCCATGATGGCATTGTAAATCGCTTTTTCTTGGCAGAACTTTTCTGTAGTGTCAAGAAGCCACTCGAGTTTTTGCTCTGACTTGTCATTCGAGATTTCCTTTAGGAGTTCGAGTGACTTATTTAACTCACCCTCTGTGAGTTTCGTAGATTCTTTAAGGCTGATCTCCAGCGCTGCTTTCGGAGGCAGACTGTTGTACTTTAGAATGAACTCTTTTATTTCTTCGAATACCTTTCTTTCGTGGCTTTCTGTCAGATACTCTTTCTTCAGAAAGGGCAGAGTCTTCCTCATGAAAGACTCGTTCCGCATCAGATTCGACAAAATTAGTGTTTCTGTTTTCATCTATTACCCTTGTGGCGTGTTCTACCGAATCAGTAATTATATTACGAAGTATGGCAGAAGTAAAGTTCTTAAACTTATTAGATTCTACATTACAAAGATTAGGATTAGAGATAATTGAAATATTGTATGACATTTCATTATCACTGGACATATGGATATCAGTAATCTCAAATATGACACCAGGATATTTCTTGATTATCTTAATAGCAATAGCATCTTTGTTTGAAAGATCTAGAAAAAGATCGTAGTCTCTACCAAACTTTAAGAACTTTCTTGCTTTCCAAAATTGGAATTTCGCAATTAAATCTTCAAACATCTTCTTCCTCAACAGTCACAGCAGAACCAAAGGAATAGTTTTCACGTACCCAATCCTTAAACGAATCATTTTCAAGTATCGTGTCCCAGAAGTCAGAGGATTCCGTGTCAGCAAATCGCCACTTCTTATTCTCAACTTCACCAGTGGTGGTGTTTACGCGAGCATACCAACCATTTGATGGCTTGATGACATGACCAGATTCAAGTGCCATATCCATGAGCCCAGAAAACCTGCTAACACCACCATCAAAACGGACAGAAACAGGGATTTTTGCCTTTTCGCGAACATAACGAGACTTTTCTACATTGATGATATAAGAATACCCTACAAGGTCAGCGCCTTCCTTTTCCTGCTGACGACCTAGGATATAGATATTGTCGGCAGAGTAATAAGAACCTGTACCACCGCCGACGATTGCCTTCGGGAACATACCAATTTCCATATAGGTGTGATTGACCACAACCATCGGGATATCCTTTAGCGTAAGGTGCGGTGTGACCATACGGAACAAAGACTTAATCTGCTTGGCGCGAGTCATGTCACCAACAGACTTTTGCTCAAGAGCATCTTCAACTTCTTTCTTCGAAGCAAGATTACCAATCGAGTCAATTAGAATCATCACACGATCGCCACGCTCAATGTTAGTCAGCTGATTCATGATGTCAAACTTCAACTGCTCGACATCAGTGATTGGCGTATGGATAACACGCTCCTTATCAATACCGAAGTTCTGGAAATATGATTGCGGAGTACCGAACTCAGAATCGTAGAAAAGAACAATAGCATCAGGGTACTTGTCCTGGTAGGCTTTCGCCATAATCAAACTGAACGCAGTCTTGAAGTGCTTGCTCGGACCAGCCCACATTGTGAGACCAGGAGTAAAGCCACCATCAAGAGAACCAGAAAGCGCAATATTTACTGCGGGGATGCTTGTCTGCACCATATCCTTTTCTTCAAAAAAGATTGAACGAGAAAGGATAGAAGTATCTTTAATTGTTGAATTTTTCTTGAGTTTATCTAACAGGCTCATGTGTAGTCTCCTTGTAAACGATATATGTATTATATACTATTTTATGCGAAAAAGCAATCTAGCGATTCAACCTTTTCAGATTTCCAATTAATGGAAGAAAGAATAATATCTAGCGGTTCAAGAAATGATTTCTCGAACTGCAGATCGTAATCAATATATTGCTCAGCATCCAACTGCTTGGGAATACCAGACAAGAATGCAAGAGTATTGTTATTGTAAATATTTGGTTGTTTTAGATAGACAAACTTGATCTTTTCGCCTTCCTTGATTTCCTGATATCGTTTGGTGAGTTCCAATTCTCTCAACAAATGATTGTACACCAATGCACCCTTGACATGGATCGGTGTTCCTTTCTTGAAGATATGCGCAGCATCAGCATACTCTTTTAGACCATTAACGGATCTTGGGAATGCAATATCTTCAACAGATAGTTTCTTAAACTCACTGCGAAACTTTTCGATAAATTTATGCAAATCATCTTCAGTTTGTGTTATGACAATATTGATTGCTTCTTTAATCTTTGCACGACAAGCAGATGGAGTAGACGAACGAATCGCTGAGATGCCCATCATCTTGAGTTTCGGTTTGGCATACGCCACACCTTCGCTATTGTAGACATTGAGAATATAGTTTTTCTTAGCGACCCAGATTGCCTTGTCAGCCAATGACTCACGCTTCATTTCCATGCGCTGTTGAAACGCATTGACATATTCTTTCAATTCTTCATACGACGCATCAATGAACGGCTGGATCTTATCATCGCAAACCTTATCCATAAACTTAATAACTTTCTTGGTATCAGAAGTATCTGGGTAAAGTTTCTTGACCAGCGGACCCATGTTCAAATAAATCGAGTCAGTATCAGAAGCGATGACATAATCTACATCATCAGTTTTGAGCAGATTATTCATGTATTGATTAATCTTCTTTTCAATCCAACGAATAGACAACTGACCTGCCGTTGTAATGCCTTCGGCGATAC